CCGTTCGCGAGTATCTGCTTGTACTTACGGGTGCTGACCACGCCCGTGCCCGCGCATGTGTTGCAGGAGCGGATGTTTGCCTGGCGCGGTCCGAGGTAGTGCCGTCCGTCAACGACCATCTTCAGCGAGTCCGGGATCGGACCCCAGCCGTACTCCGGGTGAAGGTACTGCGCCCCTACGGTGCAGTGCGGGCACTTCTGTTCCTCGTACGCGGTGTTCGTGAAGCGCCGGATGACCATTCGCGAGCGAGCGGACTTTCGCATGAGTTTGGCGAAGAAGAAGAACCCCCATATCAGGGCGGTCACGGTGATCGAAGTCCAGAACCAGAACATCAGGACTTGCCTCCGGGCTCGCCCCACTCGCCCCACGGGAGGTCCGGGTTACTACGCATGTACATGCCGACGTAGTTGATCAGGTCGTAACCGCTGTCGTCGTGGCGCTTGCCGTGCCGCCAGCCGCGCTCCCAGAGCCGCTCGAACTTCTTGCGTATGTCCGTCAGGATGCCGTAGAAGCCGGACCTCTTCCAGGTCAGTCCGTTCGGGTCCCACGGTCGCTCGCACATGATGCGGAGGCAGGGAACGAACACATCGGTGAGCTGCTCTATGGCATCGGACGTTGGGTCCAGTCCGAAGTCCTTCATGAACTGGATTGCCGCTTCCCGATGCGCCTCGCCGTTCGCGTAGGCTACCGCCCTGTCTTCGAACTGGGTGTTGAATGGAGTCATGTGACCCTGCCGTTCCGGCGGACTACCGCCTCGGAGTGATTCTTCTTCTTGATCGCGCGCCTACGCTGCCTCGGGGTGAGCAGCGCGTCCTTCATGAAAGGATGACCGGCCGGGCAGGCCATCCGGGTAGTTCTGTCGTACGTAGCCCAGCCTACGGTGCCCGTCCGTCACTCCGGGGCCTTACGCGCCGCGCCCTCCCGGAGCGCCTCGAACGGGTGGATGTCAACCCACTGGGCCGGCTTCTCGCCCCGCGCGTAGTGACCCTCAACCCGGTCCCGGATCGAGCAGTAGCGGTCGGTCTCGGCGCGGAACTGGCACCGGCCGGTCTGGTAGCAGATGGGGCGGAACAGGCGTAGGATCTCCTGCTGCTGCCAGCGGTCCTCCGGTGGCCCGTAGTTGGCGATGGCGTCCAGCATGCCAGCCCAGACCTGCTTCCACTCGTGCTGAGCCTGGGAGCATAGCCGCATTCCGGAGTGTGGTACGAGCGCCCGCAGATTGGTCTTGTAGCTGATGCGGGTGGCGATGTTCATCGGCAGGAGGCCGCGCGCATCCTCGGCCGGGATGCCGGCATTGATCAGGGAGTTGTACGCCTTGGCCATGTCGTACACGGCCTCGTCCCATATGACGCGCTTGGGGTCGTCGTCCTTGAGGTCGGCGATGCTCGGCGGCTTCACCACCGCGAACTCGGCGTCCTCCTTGACGGCGAACCGGAGGGACTCAGCGACGTAGGCGGCCGTGCGCTGCGTCCGCAGCTGGTCCATCCATGCTCGCGTCACCCCCTCGAAGTAGAAGTCAAAGTCAATCCACTCCAGTGGCATGGCGAGGACCGTCTTGCTCATGTCCTCGAACCACTTGAGCGCGATGTTCTGACTGATCTCGTTGATGTCTCGGACGGGCACGCCCTCATACCCGCGCGCCGCTGCTGCCAGCGCCTGAAGCGGCTGCGGCGTCATGTACCGGAGGGTGACGCGCGGGACGATCAGCCCATCGTCCTCGACCCGGGTCTTGGGGGCCGTGTACATAGCCACGTCGGCCCACTTCACGACTTCGCCGCTCATATTATTGCCTCCAGATCTTGCCTGCGGGTTGCGGACACGATCGCCGAGTACGTGTCCCAGTACGCCGTGTCAACCCAGGTCTCGTTCTTCCACGCGCCGAACCGGCCGGTCCGGAGCACGTGCGGGTAGCAGTTACAGTTGGTGCTGATCGGCTTGCGGATGATCGTCACGCCCTCGCCCTTGGGTGCCCGGTCCAACAGCCACTCGGTGACCGGCACGCCGAACACGAACGAGGAGCGTACCCAGGGCGCGTCCGGGTCCGCGTTGAATATGATGGTGTCGTAGGGCTGGTCGGGGTAGGACGTGTGCGGGGTGACGGCTACCTCCTGGTACAGGAACTGGTGAACTCCCCCGGCGATCATCCGGCCCGAGCGGCACATCCTCTGGGCGTTCGCGGTGCTCACCACCAGGTCCGCCTCCAGGTGCATCACCGAGAGCGCCTGCGGACTGACCTGGCGCGGGACGATCAGGTCACTGTAGAAAGCCCACAGCCGCTCGTAGGTCTCGACGTGATTCCAGGCGTGGTAGTGCGGCTTGAGGATGTCCCCGTTGATACCGATGTTGACATCACCGTACAGCTTGTAGCGGTAGTCGAGGATGCTCCCGCCGATCACGAGCTGGTGGATGGTCCCGTCCGGGTGGTTGGTGTTGATGCCCGGTATCGGGCGCTGGATCAGAAGCGGGCCGCGCTGCGGCGTCTTCTGGCCCGGTGCGTAGATGGTGACCTCAGCGCCAAGGCCGACCGCCGCGTGAGCGGCGGCCAGCCCGGCGGGGCCACAGCCGATGACTATGACCTTCATGCTGGTCTAGAAGGGAGGCTCGTCGTCGTAGCCGTTGTCGGCCGCCTTGGCGCGGCGGGTACGCGCTGCGGGCTTGGTGGACGCCTTGGACGTCGTCCTGGCGGGTGCGGCCTTAGTGGCTGCGGCCTTGGCCGTCGGCTTCGATGGCTTGGCGGGCGGCGATGGCCTTGAAGGACGGGCGGCAGCCGCCGGGCGGGCAGAGGGCTTCTTGGTAGAAGCCGCAGCAGGCTTCTTGGCGGCGGCGCGGCGCGGCGGAGGAGGGGCGTCCTCCTCTTCCTCGTCGTCCTCCTCGTCTTCCTCGATCTCCGCCTGCTCGTCGAACTCCGCTTCCTCCTCTTCCATCTCCTCCTCGTCCTCGTCGAGCTCCTCCTCGTCCTCCAGGGCCTCGTCCTCGTCCATCCACTCGGCGACGCGGGCCTGCCACTGGCCGTTGTACTTCTCCCGACCGGTGATGATGCCGCAGCGGGCGTCCTCGCCGGGGATGAAGTGCTTTCCGATCCTGGTGATGGGCGCACCGACGTTGTCGTCGTCCTCGGCGATCATGGTCTGGGTCTTGACCATCTTGACCGTGAGGCCGAACTGACGGAAGAACGGGGCCCACTTGAACTTGGAGCTGGCGGTCAGCGCCAGGTTCTCCCAGAACGGACAGCCGTTGTACTCTTCCTCGTCGCCGGTGTTGCCGTCGGCGATCCAGAGCACCTTGATCATCCGGTCGCCGGCCTGCGTCTCGGTCCACCAGGCGTTCTTCAGGTAGCCGACCAGCACCGTGTCCTTCGGCGGGATCTCGCCTTCGTACTTGTCGAACTTCTTCGACTCGTCCCATTCGGCATTCTCGAGTTCGTCGACGTCGAGCTCGTCGTCTTCAATCCTGAGCCTAGGCATTCAGCGCCTCCTGTATCTGTTCTGTCGTTCGCCATACGTAGTAAGCCGTGCGGATCGTGATGTACTCTTCCCTGACCTTGAAATACTTACCATCCGTACCGCTACCGCTAATTATACCGGGTAGCGGCCATGGATACTGATCTTCGCCGACAATGCGTTCGCCGGGATTCGGCCCTCCTTCCGTCCTTATCACGAACAGCTCGGGCATCATCGCTCCGCAGTGGCCTTCTCGGCGAGGTCGCCATACATGCCGATCAGCTTGTCTACCCGCTCCCGCTCGTGAAGGTAGTCCGCACGCAGAGTGTGCATGTCCTCGGCACCCTGGTAGTGACGGAGGAGCGCCTCGAGCAGGGCACGGGCGATGTTGTCGCTGAGGCGGAGGGTGGGGGCTTCGCCAGCGACCATCGGGTTGACCCGGTCCCACTGGATGTAACCGTGCTCGGTTACATGCATGATGTGCAGGGTCTCCGAGTCAACCCGGTCCACCACCGCTATCGATACGCCGTCGATGACGATGTCGTTGATGATGCGTACACGATAGCGGCCCTCTGGCTCAGGCACCATACAGCCTTTCCGCTGCGCCATCCAGGCCAGCCGCGAGCTTGACGAGGAACCGGCTCACCCTCCGGGCCCAGAAGCGATCGGGCATCCGCCGGATCAGGACGCCCGCTGCGGCCCGCAGCTCGTGGGCGTCATCGTGGAGAACATGCGCCTCGTTCAGCGCGGGGGAGGCGCAGCTATTCACCACCATTGCCCTTGTCCTCTCCGGGGTCTGGCGCGGGCTGCTCGTCCGACGGCGAAACGGTCACGCCGCGCAGCGAAGCCGGCGGCTTGCCTTCGGCCATGGCGATCAGATCGTCGTGGTGGGTGATGGGATGGCGCGTGCGCGCGTCCCACAGCCCCAGCTGGATGTGCGGAAGACCTAGCCGCTTGAGCTTGGCCTCGGTCGCCTGGATGTGCTGGGTCACCTGCGTGAGCAGGGCTTGCTTCTCGCCCTCAAGCATCACGCCTCCTTCTCCTTGGTGTGGCATGAAATGCGAACTAGCACCTGGTCTTCCTTGCCAGGGGTCTTGAACGGCTCGTCGCTCCAGAGCTTACCGATCGGCTTGCTTCGGTCCATCTCGACGCCGGCGGGCAGCGAGTCGGTGAGCATGATCTCGACAGCCGTCTCTATCGCCTCTACGCTGAACTGACCAGTCGTCGACTTACGAAACGGCACCATCATGACGAACTGCTGTTCATGCCGCGCCATGGCCGGTCCGGCGATCGTGAAGGCCTGCTCACTCATCCTCGTCCACCTCCTCTTCCTCGTACTCGTTCGGCACGCCGTTCTTGATGACCTCATGGACCGCCTCGATCATGTCGGCCATCGCATTGAACTCGCCGGGGTACACGTCCCAGAACCGGCCCAGCGCCTGGTAGCGGTCCTTGGCGGCGACGTAGGGGGCGTACGGCTGGGCCAGGGCGCGGCGAACCTCCTCCCCGTCCCGGTTCTTCGTGACCTGGTAGTACAGGTTGATGTCGGTCTGGGCCCGGACGTAGTTGCAGATCTCGTAGTCCTTGCCGGTGATGGCCGGAAGTACGATGTCCTCGCCGTCCTGGTCAGTCTTGTACATCTCGGTGCAGATCATGATGGTGTTGTATGGCGCATCAATAAGCGAGTCGATGAATCGCTTAAAGTAGTTTTGCCATTTCTGATGATCCTGTATAGCCGGGATGTCGAGGTCGCGAGCGCTGTTGTCGTTGTTGATCTTCTTAAGGATCCACCGGATCATCAGCACCTGCATCTTCGTCACGCTGTCGAAGATGATCCAGTCGTCCTCGCGGTAGTGCTCGTCACAGTACTTCTTAGCGGCGACCACGCGCTCCCAGGTAGGCGTACGGATCAGCTTGGCCTGGCTGCCGGCGACGCGGGCGGCGACCACGCCCTTCTCTGTGGAGACGAACACCGCGTTCGGAGCGCCGCCGGCCAGAACGGTCTTGCCGTGACCGGACGGCCCGTGGAGCAGGATATTGATAGACTCGGTGAAGGCAGAGAGGTCTTCGACCTCGATGGTCACCTCATCCTCTTCTAGGGCCTGCGGGTTCTCCCGCTCGTCCTGCCTGGTCTGCCTAGTCTGCCTGGTCTTCCGGGCTCCGCGCCTAGCTGCTGCTGGTGGCATCATCATCTCCAACTTTATCGAATTCCGGATCACATCGATGGCAGTGAATCATTGGGCCCCTGCGTATAAGCTGGAAGATGCTCTGGCTGAACATCCCAGCCCGGTACGCGGCCATGGCCTCGAGTGCCTTACGGCAGGGGGTGCAGAGCAGGTCGTCGCCGGTCGCCTCTAGCTCGCAGGGGCCGCTGAACGGGCACGACTCGGAACACTGGCACTTGACTATGTTCAGAGGCGGCATGTCAATTGGAGGCGAGTCATCCAGGCCAGGGATGACGCGTTCTAGCACTCCGGCACTCATGCGGCGGCTGACTTTCGGTAGCGGTTGAAAGGGTCTTCGGTGCTGAACGTGGAGCGCTTCATGGCCTCGACAGCGCGGGTACTCCCCCGCTCGTGTAGGCCACACAGGTCCCAGAACTCGCACATGCGCGGGCACATCTTGGTCGGGGTCTTGATAACCGGGATGACGCCCTCCCGCATGGCGTTCATCACGGCGATCTCGTCGGCCATCCTGGCCATCTGGGTGCGGACCTCGCTCGGGGCGCGCTCCACCGGCGTCCGTACGAACGCGATGGCCGGCTGCTTCTTGCTGACGCTACCGTCCTTGTTGAGTGACTCGCCCAGCTCGTTGACGGGCCGGTCGTCCGGCAGCGACTTCCGGAGGAAGTTGTACATAATGCCGGCGATGTGCTCGTCCGGCCCCAGAACCCCGCGAGCGCGCAGGATGTCGGTAGCCACGGCAAAGTAGGAGCCGCCCTGGTCGTCAAGCTCTAGGTAGGCGAGGTCGATGGAGGATGCCGTCTTGTGTTCCATCAGCCACACCGAGCCGTCCCTGCGATCCCGGTACACTCCGTCAAAGGTGGACCAGAAGCGGCCGATCGGCTTGCCCCTGCGAGTGACGCGCACCCGGAACGGGGTCTCGATGTAGATGACTTCCCAGTCGGGGTCCTTGCCGTACTTGTCCACGTACGCCTCGAGCATG